CAGAAACTTGGATTTAATATTATATATGAAGAAACATCTGATAAATTTGCTGTATATAAACAATTTAAACCTAGTGTTTGTAGAATGATTTTAACTAAATCAATTGCATATTTATCTAAAAATCACGAACAGCAACACATGACTGTGGCACAACAATTCTTATTAGTAATGAAATCAAAAAAACTGAGTTGAACTCTAAGATAATTGATCCTATAATTAAAATCTTTTGCAGTAAGAGGAAAAGAGTTTGGTTTAAAAATGTAAATAATTGTACAACTATAGTTGAAAATCCAAATACTTACATTTTTTATACTAAAAATGGCGAAAAAAAAATATTACCTGGAGTTGATTATGTAGGTCCTGATTTATTTGATAACCCTGCAGGTCCTGATTTATTTGATAACCCTGTAGTAATCTAGGAACCCCTTTACAATTAAAGTTTTTTTATAATAATTATCCTTATAAAAATTGCTTTAATTGTAAAGGGGTTCCTAGACATATAAAATTTGAATGTAATATAGTTTGGTTTTTAAAAATTTGACCTTCACTTATCATTTCTTTTATCACACCACTTGTATAAAATTATGATTTTTGAGTTATATTTTCTTCAATCATTTTTGATGTATACTTTTTTAATTCATTAATTGAACTGAATCCATAAGCACCCGTACAAGCATTAGTTGAAATTTTCTCCTTTTCTTTTATATCTATTATGTGATTATTTTCATTCGTTTTTACATAGGAATATATTGGATTTTCATTTTCATCTTGAAATGAAAAAACACAATTGTCACCATTCCATTTTGAAATTATGTCACAAGTATAAAAATTATCGCTATCTAAACATAATACTGGAATATCTCTTTCTTCATTAAGGTTATTTATACCAATATTAATTGTTTCTGCCGCACCTTTAGTATTATTTTCAAGACAAAAAAATCTAAAATTTATTTTAGGATAATTCTTAATCAATAAATCTTCAAATCTATATTTCTAATTCTATCAAAACAATTATGAATTAATTTATTTTGTCCTTTTAGATTTTTATAGTATTTACAATCAACTAATACAGATTTATATATTTCATTAAGAGAATTATTAAATTTTGTTGTATAACTATTTATACTTACTCTCATACGAATATTTTTTTTTTCTAAATTTTTTATAAATTTCATATGTGATAATGCCGCGTTAATTTGTTGATCATATGATTTATTACTACCTATATTTCGATTACCTTGTTCTCCTAATCTAAATGATTCTCCAAATAGTATTAGTAATGAATTAATTTCATTATTTTAATGTGCAACTAATAAAGATAAAAATCTTTATGCATGCATATATATATATTAATTAATAAATTAATAAAAATATCTAAATAATGAAAGATATTTTAATATAGTTGTAAAATATCCAGGATTAAATATATTATAAATTTGTTTTGCCCAACTATAACCATCTGGTTTTGCAAACATATATTCCCATAAATATACGCCACCAAAATTATCACCATATTTGTTATGTACCTGAGTTACAACATCGAAAACATTTGGATTTATTGATCCCATAACAATCATTTTTGAATCATAACCATTGTTAATAACTTTATTATACGCATTTAAAGAATAATCAGTATAAAATTGTGTATTAAAGTAATTTATATGATGGCCTTCTTTGCTTTTTAAAAGTGTTTTATAACAAAATCCACCCATACCGTCGCCATCTTCCTGCAAAGATGATTCAATTGGTGCCATTGATATTATAAAATCTTCTCCAAAATCTTTTACTAAACTATTTATTAATTTTTGTACATCTTCGATATTTGTTGTCTCTTCAATATCTAAATCGACCCCTTTAATGCATGGTTTATTTTTTATAAGATTATAAAGAACATCATAGTAGATTGGATAATTTTTAAATAATGAAGAATATCCACCACCAGCACCACCAATCATTAATATTATTTTTATTCCTAGTTTATTTGCTTTTTCTATTTCATACCAAACATTATCAAATTTTGAATCATATGGAGAGTCATCGTTTAAATGTATATATTGTTGCATATTATCATCTACTCCAAAATGAATAGATGATAAATGTATATGTGTTACTGGTGTATTTTTAACTAAAATTTTATCCAATCCACAGAATGTTTGATAATAATAAATTATTCTTGACATATATATATTTAAAGTAAATAAAAATATAATAATTATTAAATTAAATGGAACTTATATGTGATTGTAGAGAAACTCATATCAACAGTATTTTAACAAAAAAACAAATACCTTTTAAAAGTGAAAATTTACCCATTGGCGATTTTAAAATTGTATACAACGAAACAGTAAAAACAATTATTGAAAGAAAAACAATTAATGATCTTGTATCTAGTATTATTGATGGTAGATATAAAGAACAATCTCTTAGATTGAGTAGTCTTGAAAACTTACACGCACATAATATTTTCTATATTATTGAGGGAGATTTAGAAACATATAAACCAAAAACGCGAATTAATTGTGATTCTATTAAAAGTGCAATGTTTGCGCTTTCTTATTACAAGGGGTTTATTGTAGTAAATACAAAATCTAGAGAAGAAACAGCTGATTATATTAAATATATTTATGATAAAATTAGTAAACATCCAAAAGATTCACCATATTCTGAGAATAATTGTAAAGAAGATTATGTTAACGTTGTAAAGAAAGTAAAAAGAGACAATATTAATAAAGAAAATATTAATATTTTAATGTTATCACAAATACCGGGAATTAGTGCAAATATTGCAAAATCAATATTAAAAAAAATAACATTTAAAGACCTAGTAAATGGAACATTTAAACCATGTGATATAACTTATTTAGATTCGAAAAGGAAAATTCCAAAAAAATCTTTAGTAACTATTAGAGATTTTCTATCTAGTATATAATGATAAATCTAAATAAATTAATTATATCAGGATTATTTATTATTTTAATTATATTTTTATTTCATACACATATAAAGGAGGGGTTTGTTCAAGAAAATGAAGGAACAAATAAAATGTTTGAAGACGAATATGCATCTTTACATAGAAAACGAAAAAATGGATCTTCTTATTTGACAAAAAATTTGTTACATACTGTATCATCGCATTTACAAAATATGCACATAGAAAAAACAGTAGACTTAATAAGAAAAAATACAGTGATATCTGATGGTGAAAATTCGGAGGGAAAAGTTAGTTTTTCGCCTTCAAATACAAAACAAGTGGGGACATTAGATGAAATAGAACACATAAAAAGAGTAAATAACGCGGTACAAGATTCTATTAAATATCATAAAAGTAATCCAACCAGAGAAAACTTATTGAAAGGTATATTTGGAAATAATTAATTATATTGCATATTTAATTATAAAAATGTTTATACCATTGAAACTTTAAAATGCCAAACGGGTTAAAAGATATATTTCATTATATCATAATTTTCATATAATCGTCGCGTTAAATATGGAACAGAATCATTCCATTTACCATAAGGAATATATTTGTAAACGTCATTATTTTTTTCTAATAAATAACTACTTAATTTATCATTCATACCAAGTAACTGAGCATACTTAAATTTCCTTTGAAGAGATATAGCTATTTCACATGATTCCTTATTGTGTGTAGCTACGAATACATCATTTTTATATGTAGATAATAATCTAATAGCATCATTATAATCACTATCTGTGTCTGTTTTTTGTAAATGTAATAATCCTGTATTTTTATCTTGATTATGATATGCACCTCTTACTAATTTTATTCCATAATTATTAAATTTCAACAAATCATTTTCTAACAGTTTTAAACTATCATTCCTATACATTTGATATGTTTTATAAAATATACCATAATTATAAGTTTTTATACAATGATTTGTATAATTATTTATCATTTCTTGATTTTTAACATCTTCTGCATCTATTAGTATCTTATTATTATTTTTTACGGATAATGAATGATATTCATCTAAATATTTTTTTAAATTGTTGTTATATAGTGATGTAAGTTTTATTGCATGTATTGAATTTTTTGTTTTCTTTAATGCAAAAACATTTAATTCGTGATTATTTTTATGATCTTTAGAATTGCCTTCTTTTACATAATCATAAATTTTTTTATATGGTATATTTAGTTTTTTTGCTGCTATTATTGAATTACCGCCAATAAATCTAGACATTAACATATTATATATATTAGTTAATATTGTTCGTTAAATTACAAAATAATAGTTAATATTCCTTAAACTGTGTATAAAATATTCATATCTTATGGTATATACAAAAATATTTTTAAAAGTCCAAATTTTTGAGTTAAACTGATTAAAGAATATATATATTATATGAATAAAACTATTTATATGACATATAAAAAAAAATATACCAGATAAAGTAAAAAACTGATGGATTAAATATAACAATGATTATAAAATACATCTTAGTTTTATAGATACATAATATATATATATATATATATATATATATATGTTAAATTTCATATAGTAATTTACCATAATAACTTTTCGGGAAAGTAATAATCAAGTAAAACATCATAATATTTTTTTACTTTATCTGTGATTTCTATTTTTTCTTTTTTTGAATATAAATCATATTTATTAAATTTTTTTATATTATCTAGTAAAACATTATCATATTGGTTTTCAAAATATTTATAATCACCATCTGTATGCCAAGCATAAAAAGAATGAAATCTAATAATATTCATCATATCTCTGCTTAATTTATGATTATTTTCTTGTAGTTTTAAAACTCTATAAAGATATTCATCGTGACCATAACTCATATGTAAATTACTTAAACCACAATTCTTATTATAGATACCATATTTACTATTAAGTTTTTCGTTTGAACTATCCGGATTATTTTTAAAAAATTTACTACAAATTATTTTATTACTAAATTTACATCCAACCGGATATGTATCTCCTACAACAGACCAATGTTTATCATAAAAATAACAAAATATGTTTATTCTTTTACCAATATCATGTATAAGTCCTGTAACTTGTAATTCTAAATCCAGTGGATAATCATTTCTAATCATTTCTGCTGTTTCGTATGCATGATGTATGTTATTTTCATTAACATCTGGGTCACTTGGATCAACAAAATTATTTAATTCATTTAAAACATCTTTAATGTTTTTTTTAACTTTTGGTAATTTATTTACATAATCTTTTGTTTTAATAACATAATCTAATGTTTGTTCTGTATGCATAGTTTTATAAAGTTTTTCTTGAGGTGAATTTTCATCAATTTTTCTCAGCATATATAATATATGGATCAATTAAATTTTCTAATGAAAAAACCTATTCCAAAGAAAAAAAAAGCAGTAAAGGTTTCATTTGTTGTAAAAGGACCTGAAATTGTTGAACAATTAGATTCAGATATTGATGTTAAATCTTTTCAGGATTTAATTGGAAAAGTTAATGTGAAAAGAACTGTTCCTAAATCAATAATTTTAAAACCAAAAAAAAAAATAGTTTTAAAACCAGGTGTTAAAAAAACGAAAAGAAAAATTAAGATGGTACAAGATATACCAAAATTAGACGAAAGAGTTGTTTTGGCATTAGAAGTTCTTGGAAAAAATATACAAGATAGACTACCACCAAAACAACCTGCAACAACTATTATTGAAAGTTCTTATTTTAAAGAGAATAGACAAATTTTTATGAATTTCATAAATTCCACATTTCAACCGTATTTAGAAAAAATAAAATCACAAGGCGAAGAAACGTGTGATACTCTTATCGGAGATGAGTTTTCTCTTTTAACTCATCAAGAAATAGTAAGAGATTATATAAATTTGTACACACCATATACTGGATTACTTTTATATCATGGTTTAGGATCAGGTAAAACATGTTCTTCTATTGCCATCGCAGAAGGTATTAAATCTCATAATATTCCAAATCATAAAATAATAGTAATGACCCCAGCCTCTCTTGAAAAAAATTATATTGAGGAATTAAAATTTTGTGGAGATTTTATGTACAAAAAGACACAGCATTGGGAATTTGTAAGGTTTAAACGTAATTCTAAAATTGCTGTTTCTGTTTCCGAATCATTAAGTATTCCAATTGATTATGCCAATAAAAAAAAAGGAACAATGGGAATAGGTCTTTGGATTATGGATAAAGATAAACCATCAAATTATGATACTTTAAGTGGAGAAGAACAACAATTACTTGATGCACAAATTAACGAAATTCAAGAAAAGATCACACATTCCGTGACTGGTGTTGAGGATATATCAAATATTATCAGTGATTTAAATGAAATTTCAGATAGCATTTCAAGCGCAACTCAGGAACAGCTTTCAGCAACGCATGAAATTAGCCAAAATGTACAAGAAGCATCTTTAGGTACACAAGAAGTGTCCCAGCATATTCAGCAAGTTGAGACAACGGCTGGAAAAACACTTGAGAGTGTGAGCGAGCTAACAAGCGCGTCTTCGCAGCTAGAGACGCTCGCGAAAAGCCTGCAGACGAAATCGAATGAGTTTATATCGGCTTTGCTCGGTGAAAATGCTGCTTAAATGATTGTTTAAAACGCAGAATGGGGATATATGGTAATATATTATTTAAAAGGATATTATCATGACACATTCTGCGACTTCTGACACAAAAATAAGAGCGGCAATTTTAGGCGCCAGTGGATATAC